TATCAACTGCCCTAGCAGACGATGTAGAAGAGATGATATAATTTAACTACGAGGTTTAAAATGGCTAATACAACTTTTAACGGGCCGGTTCGCTCAGAAGCCGGATTTAAAGTAATTAATAAAGATAGCACTTCTGGTGCTATTACAGAAACAGGAGTTAACATTAACTCAACTGGACAACTAGTTTCATTAGGAACTAGAAAAATTCAATCATTTGCAGGTTCACTAGCTGCTACTAATGCTGCTTCAACTGCATATGGAGATGGTGATGTACTTGTAGAACTTGGTGCATTAAACACAGACGCACCAGACGGACTAGTAACACCTAGCAAATTTTTTATTCACAGAGCATTAATTGGTATTACAACTGCGGCAGGAGAAACTCTTGTTGGTGGTTTATCATTAAGTGCAACTTCTGGTACAGCAACTAACGCAGCAGTTTCTTCTGGAACTGAAATCGTTGGTGCGGGTGTAACATCTTTTAACGAACAGTTAAGTGCTACACAATCAATCACAGAGGTTGACGTAAACTTTAATAACAGTGCCGGTAATTATCACATATTTGTTCCAAATATCACGGCTGCGATTGCTAGTAAAAACTTATATGCTTTTGCTACTACAGCAGTAAACGCTGATATAACTGCGGGTAGATTCACAGTTGAATTAGAATACTCAGTATACTAATGAATATTTGTAAAACAATAGCTATGCTCCTCTTTGTAATGAGGAGCGAGCTTTTATTTATTTTTGGAGGTAAAAAATGGCAGATGCTGTAACATCGCAAACAATAGGTGATAATGTTGGTGCGAAAAGCATACTTGTAAAACTAACAAACATATCCGATGGAAGTGGCGAGAGTGCTGTAACTAAAGTTGATGTTTCTGCTTTAGCAAAAAACACTAATGGTGATTCTTGTTCAAGAGTAGCTATACAAGAAATATATTATGATATTTTTGGTATGAGAGTTGACTTATTATGGAATGCTTCTTCTAACGTAGTTTGTAAAGTTTTGGGTGCAAATGGTGCTTTATCATCACAAGGTTACATTGATACAAGTGATTTTGGTGGTATAACAAACAATGCAGGTTCTGGAATTAATGGTGATTTACTATTAACAACCACAGGACACACTGACGGAGACCACTACACAATTATTTTAAAATTATCAAAAACATATTAATATTATGGCTACCTCTGGAACTAGAACTTTTACTCTTGCTGTTGACGAAATAATTGAAGATGCTTATGCCCGTATTGGTGGGGAACCACAAACAGGTAAAGAATCTTCAGTAGGAAGAAGACAATTAAATTTATTATTACAAGAGTGGAGTAATAGAAATATCCAACTTTGGACTGTTACAGAATCAACACAAACTTTAACGGCAAACACTGCTAGTTATACCTTAAACAGTCATACAGTAGATATTACAGAGGCAGTTATACAAAAAACAAATTCAGATTCTACAGTTACTGACTTTGAGTTAGAAAGAATTAGTAGAGACGATTATTTAAAAATACCAAACAAAGCAGATACTGGAAGACCATCTCAGTATTTTTTAGATAAACAATTAACTCCAAAAGTATTTCTTTATCCTACACCAGATGCTGCTGATGTTTTTAAGTTTAATGAAAGAAGAAGAGTAGAAGATATTACGGCAGCAACAGAAAATGTTGATATACCAGATAGATTTTTACCATGTGCTGTAAGTGGATTAGCTTATTATTTAGCTTTGCGTAGACCACAAATAGAAATACAAAGAAGACAAGAACTTAAAATGTTATATGAAGAAGAGCTAAGAAGAGCTATGGAAGATAACAGAGAAAAAGTTGATATGATTATTAAACCAGATTTAAGGTATAATATATAATGCCTTTTGCAACTGGTAAGTATGCGAAAGCTATATCCGATAGAAGCGGTATGGAATTCCCATATAATGAAATGGTTAAAGAGTGGAATGGTTCTTTTGTTCATAGGTCAGAGTTTGAAGCAAAACATCCTCAACTTGAGCCAAGAAAACAAAAACCAGATGCACAAGCATTAAAAGATGCAAGGGGCCCAGTAAAACTAAAACCAAGCGAACAAATAGAAAATGGTGCAGTTAGTCCTTTGTTGGCAACACTTGGTGTAACAAGTGCAGATAGAAAAATAACATCTACTTTTAAATCTGCAAATGCAACACCTTTAGTCAGTACCTTGACTTTAAGCGTAAGTTTAGGTAATGAGTCTGTGAGTGTCAGCTAATAAAATAGAATTATTTGTAGGAACACCTTGTTATGGTGGCATGCTTACTGAAGATTATCTTCATGGAGTTTTAGAATTACAAAACTTTTGTTTAGAAAATAAAATAGGTTTAAATATACAAACTCTTGGACAAGAGTCATTAATAACAAGAGCTAGAAATACTTTAGTAGCTAACTTTTTAGATAATGAAAAGTTTACACACTTATTATTTATAGATGCAGATATTGGATTTAGTCCAGATAATTTAAAAAGATACTTTGAGTATGATAAGGATATTATTTGTGCTCCTTATCCAATGAAATTAATTAGTTGGAATATGATGCCAGAACTAATTAAGAATGAAAAAGATTATCAAAATTTGTGTCATCCTTATGTTTTAAATTTTGCAAACAAAGGTGAAATAAATATAGATAAAGGTTTTGCAGAAGTATTAGACGCTGCAACAGGTTTCATGTTAATTAAAAGAGAGTGTTTAATTAAAATGAAAGAAGCATATGAAGATTTAAAATATGTTTCAGACCAAATATTAAATGGAAAAGAATTTAATTCAGAAAACACATACTTGTTTTTTGATACAATGAAAGACGATGACGGAAGATATTTATCAGAAGATTACGCCTTCTCAAGAAGATGGCAAAAACTTGGAGGAAAAATCTACGCAGACATCGGGTCAACACTTACCCATGTCGGGCCGTATAGATACACAGGACACCTCTGGAAACATTTTAACATCGAAAAAAGTTAAAAATGTAGTTGTGCCTGTAAAAGGTTTACAATTTAAGATAACAAAGGGGTAGTATGGCAGATGTAGTTGTGAAGCCAATTAAGATGGCAATTATAAGAAATCCAAAAAAAGGATACATAAGAACTCCTTCTCCAGAAGAAGTAAAAAAATACGAAGAGCGAGAAGAAAGATTAAAAAAAGAAGGTAAAAAATAATGGCTGATGACGCAACTATAACTTTAAAAGCAACTTTATTGCCAGATGAAATAGCAAAAGTAATTAGTGGCTCTATGATTGTGACACCAGATGATGCAAATGATAAGTGGTATTACAAACTTACAAGTGTAACAACTACAAGTGCTGATTTAATTGCAGGTAATTTTTTAGATTACACAGCAGTTGACCAAGATACAGCACCAATAGCAGTTGCTACAGCAGACAAAGTAAAGTTTTTATTTGTAAAAAACACAAGTACATCTGATGGTATTGTAATTTCAATAGATGCAGGAACAGCAGCATTTAATTTAGGAGATGGTATTTTTGTTGGGCC